CATGTGCAACTCCGCACGTACGGTGAAGTGCTGTACGCATAATGTCTGCTTGCCACGCTGAGTACATGATGGACAGAGGGCAGATGATGAGGGCTTTTTTTATCACGCCCTGATTCATCAGGTAATCCGCAGCCCAGATAGCCGCAGAGGTCTTGCCCGTCCCTGCCTCGTTGAAACAGAACGCCCGTTGGCGGAGGCTCAAGAAATACGCCGTGTCGCGTTGATGGTCGAACGGCTTATAGAACCCCGGCCAAGTGTAGTCGCGCTGCATAGGCGACGGTACCTTCGGTACGTTTTGACTGGGGAGGTAATCGTCAAGATATCTGGCGAGAGCCATCATCTCGCTGTGGTCCCAACAAACGAGCAATTCTTTGCTGTGACCGCTGTCTACTAAAACTTCGCTCCGCTCTAAGCGAGTAGAAATCTCTGAAGCAAATGAGTTAGATGCGGTAAAACGTACCGCTGCGTTATCTACTATGTCCATACTACACCTACTGAGTTAAAAGCCCGTGACGTGGGCCAAACGGTCAGTGCCTAGGTACTGGAGGTAGCAAGACCTATCACTGACTGACGCAGTTGTTTAGAGGGGAGTGGGGACCCTCATGCACACTTACGCCTTGTGCTTACTTCATCGCCCCGTTCGACTTGCGACGGAACGAACGATTCTTGGACGGTGCCTCAAGCCGAGTACCGTCACCGTTGCTGCCACCCTTGGACAACGCCTTGACGTGGGCAATGTCCTTGCCCTTGCGGCTGATGCCCTTGGCATCGTAAGAACGCCTAGCACGCTGTCGCTCCATGCGGTTGTCGTGTTCGCCACGCTCAACCTGCTGCTTGTATTCCTTCTTGTAAGGTCTTGCCTTGTTCACGTACGGCATGATTCAAACTCCGAATTCGTTAAGGGCCGCTAAGCATCTAGCCAAACTGTCACGGGTACGCTTTAGACGGCGGCCATATGGCGGGTTACTTTCATCGTAGTAAAACTCTTGTTTGACGATGCCGGGAACCCACCAATCAAGTGCTGCGGTATCAACTTTTTTATTAGCGTGCTTCACCCAGATAGGCTGGTACTTACGGTTGAACAGCACCTCGGTGCCGTCTTCGGTCGTCCATTTACCGTAAGGGAGTGTAACTCTGTAGTACTCTTTTTCAGCCTCTCTCATATCATCGCTCCTTGTAAAAGTTACAACTACTGACGGGACACCACCCGCACAGCGGCCCTGCTTTCGGGGACCACGAATTACGCTGATAAGCAATATCAAGCCGCATTAGGTCCGGCGCGAAGCACTCCCATAACTCATCAATTCCTTCTCTGCTGTACTCTTCAATAACGAATGTATTATGCATCACAAACAACAAGCCTGCTTTGATGCGTTCTACTTCCGGGAAGTGGGCGAAGGTCATCAAAGCCATCAACTTCAACTGCTTAGTGTCAGGGTACTTCGCACTGCCGGTCTTGTAGTCGATGATGTACGCGGTGTCACCGTCTACGATGAGCAGGTCCACAATACCACGCACCCACCTAGTATCGGAATCAAACGCGCATGGTTCCTGCTCCGCCGTCAACGCCATCTGGTGTTCGCAGTATTTCTGCCCACCAATCTCCAGCAACGCGTCCAACTGTGGCTTAAAACGTAAATAGTTCTTGGCAAGTGGCGTACCGTCACGGACGTAATTCTCGCACGCCTTGTGAACTTCCGTGCCATACAACATCTGTTGTGAAGTTGTTTTCTGAAAGTCCTTGAGTACCTTCGTATGGTAATACTGCTTTGGGCAGTTTACGAAGTCCTTAAGGCTGCTGAACGACCATTGAATCACTAGCAATCTCCGTATGAAATACCGTACTTGGCTTCACAGGCCACGGGTAGACCCGCCGCCCACTCAGGGGGCGCAGACATGATTTTCGTTACCTTGCCCAACACGGGGGCGATGTCTCCCTTCTTCACTACAACCACAGCCGCGTCATGCACAGTCAAGACAGGACGCAGCCCCTGTTCCGACAACTCTAGCATTTGTTCCCCGACTATGATACGGGCGAGGGCTTGGACCACGTTCTCAACAACGGCTCCGCCCCACAAGGACTGGACTCCCTTGCGCGAGGTGTAGATAAAGCCCTTCTCGCCGCGCTGCAACTTCGGGTATTTGATGTACAGACCATTCGGCAAGCGTAGACCCTGCGGGGTGACCCATACGCATCCATGCTGTCCCAGTGCGTACTCTTTAGTGCCAGACGGCCACGATGCAAGATGCTCTAAGGCACGGTCACACTCCCGCCAGAGCGCAGGGATCTTGTCGTTCTCCTGCCGGTAAAGATCGACAATGCGTTTGCATTCCTCCTCGCTCAGGTCCGCGCCGGGGGGCTGTGTCTTGAGGGTATGCTGCAACTTCTTTGCCCCGGTACCGTAGCCCAGACCAAGGATGCAAGTCTTACCGACGAAGCGTTCGACCGGATTGGCCTTGCTGATGGGCTGCTTATAAATCTTGGACGCGAAGACGCTATACACATCCTCGCCGTTGGCGAACTGCTTGACCACATCGTTTTGTCCTGCAAGCCACGCCAAGACACGCGCCTCGATCTGTGATGAGTCGCAGTTGATGACGTAGTGACCTGCCGGGGCCATGATGGCGTTCTTCAACGCCTTCTTTTTCTTGTCACGGCTAGGCAGGTTCTGCAGGTTCACGGAGTCAAGCCCGGACCAACGGCCTGTGTGTGCGCCGTAGTACTTCAGCGGGATGGGCAGCAGCCCCTTGTTCCTAGCACCGATGCCGATGAACCGCTCGACACGCGACTCCTCGATGGTGGACTTAGTACCCAGACGCACCGCGCAAAGGTGTTGCACGACGGGGTTATCGTGTTCCGATAACTCGATGAAACCTTCATCGTTCTTGGCAAGAGCATAGGTCTCCTTACCCGTGGTCAGGCTCGTCTTCATGGGCGGCTCGATACCGAACGAGCGCAGCACCTCAGCGAACTGCGGGTTGCTTGCCAACTTGGCACGCACCTCCTCCTCTGTACCGACCTTCAGCACGTCCATGAGGCTACGCAAAAGCACAGCCTTCTCCTGTTTGACCTCTTGCAGACGTTCGACAAGCATGGCGTCATCGACGCGCAGAACAGGTTGCGTATACATCCGAAGGGTCATGTCGATCAGGTCAAGTTCGTTCTGTGGGAAGTAGTCCGACATGAGGACGTTGAATAACTTGAACGTCAGCGCCGCATCGTTCTTGCAGTACTCACCGTACGCAGCGAGTTCAGAGGGGCTGAAGTCTTTTCGTCGCTTGCCCAGAGCGTTGATGACCTCGGTACCCTTCTCGCCCAACTGATACCGCTCAGCCAGAGCCTTGAGAGAGCCACCCGCATCCACGCCATGAATGGCACGGGCCATGCTCAAAGTGTCAAAGTAGTACGCCGGGACGATGCCGAACGCAAACGACAGGATACCCCCATCGAACATCGTGTGATGACACAGGACTGCGGAGTTCGCCCAGTCAATCTTGTCGAGATACGCCTTGGTCTCCTCGTGCGTACCGCTGAACCACTCAGGTTCACCATCGTCAATCTTTACGCCGACGCCGATTACCTCGAACTGTGGGTCGCGGATGTACTCCTCCGTTGTCATGCGAGACAGGGAGAAGTCCTTGGCGTAGTACGTCTCGAAATCGAGCGTCACGAAACTCATAGCACCACCTCATTTAACTTTGCTTATCCACTTCCCATCAACCTCGACATAGCCTCGGGCTATCAGTCCTTCTGCTGTCCTGCACCCGATACCCTTTAACTTGTGCATACGGAACGACTCAGGGTTGGCGAACACCCGCTTGCACTCAGCGCACCTTCTTACCTTTTTCGGACCTAGCATTTTCCAACTCCTTCACTCGTCTACGTAAATAAACAATCTCATCACGGCACGCCCAGAGCACGCTGCCTACCGTCAGGAACTTGAACTCGGTCGTAGTCCCTGCGTTGTTGACCTCACCCGGCAACTCCCGGATCAGGTCGAGTATGTCTTCTTCTGTACCCACCTCACACCTCCTTCGGCAACATAAATATCGGCGTGTACTCACCCACATACGAGCCGACCACGTTGTACTCCATCCACTCGATAGCCTCCTCGTGGGTCATCTCTTCCCGGTCTATGAGAATCCCCACGCACTTGTCGTAGTCATAGATGGCAATCAGTTTTGTATGCTGCCACCCAAGCCCAATGAGCGCGTCCTCAAAGCCATTTGCGTACAGCGTGTTCGGGTCAAGTGGTTCGTCGCTCACGGCTGCACCTCCTTTCGTCGTGTAAGAAAGCCTTTCTCCAGCCATACCTTGATGGCGTGGTTCATGGTGTGCGACTGTTTCTCGTTGCTGTTGTTGTCAATAAAGTAGATGTCGCTGCCGTCGAATCGCAAGTGTCCATCACCCGGACGAATTAACTTGTCGTAGGAATCGTTGTGCGTAAGGAACCCAAGAGCGATGTACTCAACGATGTCGTACTCACCGATGTAGTCTTCGTTGCTCACGGTTCTCTCATCCAACCCTCAAGGTCTTTTCCAGAAATCATAGCCTCACCTCCTTCAGCGCGGCTTCAATCCGATCTAACAGGTCGTTGTCGTAGTTCATCCAAACCGCTTTACTGGCCTCTGCCAGCAACCCCCGCAGCCGCTCGTTGTCGGCTTTCAAGTGACCCACTCCCATTAGGAACGCTTCCTCGCGCATTTGTGCGGGTGGGGCGGCGTAGAGGGGTAAAGGCGGAACATCAACAGCCGTGGGCGCATCAATCTGTGTCGGACGCGCCCAGTAGAATTCGCGCTTTTGCGGGTCAAAGTACGCCACCGGCTCCGGCGCGGCTGCGTCGTGGTGTTCATATTCTTTTGCAGTCATACTCACCTCCACTGCGTCACAGCAAACAAAAACCCGACGACGGACATCAGCAGCACAACTCCAAGTATGACGCTCAGAGTATCAATCGTGCTGTCGGCTTCCGCCAGTTTGTCTTTCAGGACGATAAGTTCTTTGTCCTTGAGGAACAGCGCGTTCTTGTGCAGCGAGTTCTCCCGCAGCAACCCCCGTATCTCTTGGTTCAGCCTGTCCTTGCTGTACTCCATACCTCTTGGCTCGTTCACCAGTATTCCCTCCCACTTCTTGCACATCGCCAGTTGGGAGGGGGGACTCGCCCCCACTCCCGTGTGACATTGTATTTGCGCTGTCGCCACCACCGTCTGATAGCGCGGATCATTCTCTCAATGCCTCCATGATCTTGTCTCCAATCGCCATTACTGCAACCTTTTCGGCAGCGGACAGTTGATCAAAAAGTTTTGTGGCGGGTTCAACCATACGCTTACTAAAGACCGCCGCACTCATAAAGAAAGCCGTAACCATCACGGTCTCTGAAGAAGTCACAGGCGGGAACTTTGCTTTCCTTGTGCTGCGCTTCTTGGTCTTGGTCTTGGTTTTCATGCGTTCTTCCTCGCGTCAATCTCGCGCTTGAGGTACCACGCAGCCTTCTCCAAGTCCTGCACAGGGTCGGAGTTCTTTTTACCCGCACGGCTGACGTACTTCACCACGTTGGCGAGTCGGAAGTTCAAATCTTTGGCTTCGATGAAGTCGATGACTTCGATACCGCCGTCACGATAGTGCGGAGGATGATTCACGGGGTCAGCCGGGACAGAGTTAGGGATAAAGGCTTCTCCCGGATAGGTGAGTTCCACCCACTTCTGCTTCTTCGGTCGCCCCGGCTTCCGCTTCTCTTCGGGCTTCGCTTCGGGCTTCGCTGCCTTTGCCTTCTGCTTTTCCTTCCAGATGACAGTCCAGACGTTATTCTTTGAGACGCCCAATCGCTTGGCGATTTCAGCGATGCTCGTACCCTTCGCCAGATAACGGCGAATCTTTGCACCCATAGTCATGTTGTAACTCCTTGCGTAGGTTCTCTACGTTTGCTTCGTGGATTACTAAACTCACGCCCCCTGCGCCACGAATATCCGCAAGGTGCTTATCTTGTAGTGCAGTGGTCTTACCACCGTTTGCTTTGCACTCTATCGCATAAAACCTCCCTCGTAAACAAACCAAAAAGTCCGGCACGCCGCTCCGCCCGTAACCGCCGGTCACTGGCATCGAGTAGTACGCGCCAAGGTCA